AATGTTCCTTTGGAACCTGAAGCTCCTGTTGCTCCTTTGGAAGCTCCTACGACTCCTGCTATGCCTACGCAAGAGCAACTTAAGCAGATCTATGAAACATTGAACATGGAGGCTATACAAGGAGCAAGTAGTATGTTTGGTGTTCCTGGTGCTACTTCCAGTACAATCACCAATCCCTACACCCCTGAGTATGTAGTAAACCCCGATGTAGACCTTGCGGGCGCTACTGATATCTTTGGTGGTAGAACTTATGAAGCTCCTTTGGCAACCCCTGATAGAACCCGTGTGGGCTACAGTGAGATGCTTCAACTTAACCAAGCACCTGGTTATGTAGCCACCAACAGACCTGAACAGATTGGTGACATGTATCTCCCCTACAGACCTTCAGGGGAAAATACTCAGGTAGCTGATGATATCAAGACTTGGTACGAGTATTACACCGATAACGAAGATCTTAGGAAGTATCTGTCCGCTGATGAACAGACTGAACTTGCTTGGTTGGACTATCGAAATGATCGGTTCACTCAGCAAGGTTTTGCTAAAAAGATTAATGACATTCGTGATCAATTTGGTCTTCCTAAGAAAGTAGGTTTTGAGGACTTTGAAGCACACTTCTCCTTTGGAACCAAGAGGAAGAAGTATTCGGATAATCCTTATGCAGACCTTCAGGAGTACGGTCCTGCTATTGGTGGCTATTGGAACCCTGAGAATGACCCTAGTGAGTTCCAACAGGCAATGGCTAACCCCATTGTCAATGCAGCGCTAACCACTGCTGGTGCCGTTGTTGGCAATATGCTCCTTCCCGGTGTTGGTGGGCAAGCCTTGGGATCAGCCCTTGCTAGTGGAACAACCACAAAACTCTCTGGAGCTGACTGGGAAGATGCACTTAAGGCTGCTGCTATCTCTGGTGGAACTGCTTATCTTGGTGGTCAATTGGCAGGACCCACTTCTGCCCCTGTAGGTGAGTTCAATATTCCAGCAGTTGATTTCGGTGCAGTTTCAGCGCCATTAGGTGGAATCAACACAGACCTTATAGCTTCTTCTTTGCTTTCCCCCGTTGGTTCATCAGCTATAGCAAATCCTGTATTGAACCTGGCAGCTCCTTCCTTCCTACAGACAGCTCTTGGTCAAGGACTGGGTAAAGCAGGTGTTGCTTTGGCTTCAGGCGGGGATATTGAAGATGCTCTTACAGCAGGTGTCCTTGGCTACGCAGGTGCTCCTGGTGGTCTCCTAAGTGGAACTCTAGGGAATACTCTTGGGCTTGATCTAGGAACCAACACGCTTGCTCAAGGTGTAGAAAATCTTAATCTGGCTGATGCACTCAAGTTTGGTATTAAGCTCCCACAGGACCAATGGTCTGCTGTAGGTGGTGTCCTTGGGGATATGAACCTTGGGACTGTAGGTCAGTCGGGTGTTCTTAGCTCATTGCCACCTAGCCTTCAGAACCTAGTAGAGAATGTACAAGTCTCCGATGTGTTGTCTAACATTGGTGGTGTAGACCAAGGCTCTCTGTTCAACATTGCCACTGATCTAAACTTGCCTTCTTTGAACTTGCCTGCTTTTAACTTACCAGGTTCAGAATTTAATCTTCCTCCTGCGCCTGAATGGCTAAAGAATGCTTATGAGGCAACAAAGGATATTCTGGATAAGAACGTAGTTAATATACCCGAACCTGTAGAGGAATTTTTCCAAAACATCAATAAGCCGCCTATAGATGAACTTGCGGAGGCTTTAGATAAGAACATAGTTAATATACCTGAGTCTGTGGAGCAATTCTTTCAGGACATCAACAAGCCTCCTGTAGATGAGCTTGTGGAGGCTTTGGATAAGGACTTAATAGATCTTCCTGAAGATATTCTCCCTAATACACCCGATACTAATGTTCCAAAGATAGACACTCCTAATCTTGATCTACAAAAACTCTTGGCAGGTCTCTTTGGTGCAGGCCTTTTATCAAGACAACCAACAAGGCAAACCTACACAGCCCCTGAGTATAACCCATTCATGGCTCAAGTAGCTTACGACCCAAGGTTGCAACAACTAACACCCATTGCAGCTTCAGATCCTTTGTCTATTCTTTTGCAAGAGTTTTATAAAACTAGAGGTACAGCATGAACTATCTCACTTTGGTAAATAATGTTCTCCGAAGGCTCCGAGAAGATGAGATTACAACGATCAATCAAAATGCATATGCAGCCCTAATTGGTTCTTTTGTAAATGATGCAAAAGACTCAGTGGAGCAGGCATGGGATTGGACTGCACTTAGAAACACAATTACTGTAACCACTGTTGCAGGTGTGAACGAATACACTCTTTCAGGGATAGGTGAAAATTTCAAACACCTTAGTTTTCTTGATAACACAAATAATAAGAGTATCGTTTACCAAGCTAAAGATTGGATAGACGTACAGAACAATATAACTGATACTCCCCTTCAGGGGACTCCTGTGTATTTTAGTTATACCACTGTGTCCTCAACGGGTGATATGAATATCATTCTTTACCCCACTCCTGCGGGTGAGTATGTTCTTAAGTTTAATGCCGTTGTTAGACAAGCACCATTGGCACTTGCTTCCGATGTGATAAAGATTCCTTGGATACCTGTCATGCACCTTGCACTTGCTCTCTCTACAAGAGAGCGTGGGGAAACTGGTGGCACTAGTGCTGCTGAGTTTTTTGCCATTGCTGATAAATACCTAGGAGACGCCATTGCTTTTGACGCTTCGTATCATCCTGAAGAAACTGTTTTTAGGGTTGTATAAGATGGCAGCCCCATTACAAACCATTAATCTACTTGCTCCTGGGTTTAGAGGGCTTAATACGGAAGACTCGGTTCTTTCTCTTGACCCCTCTTTTGCTACTTATGCTGACAACTGTGTTATTGATAAGTACGGAAGGATTTCAGCTAGGAAAGGTTATTCGGTTATCACAACATCAGCAAGCCCTCTTGGGTCAAGTTTTATTCAAGTAGTAAAACAGTTTAGAGATTCCGGTGGTAACACTGTAATTTTCTCAGCGGGCAACAATAAGATATTCAGAGGAACGACAACCTTAACCGATTCCACTCCAGCTTCTTATACGATTACCGCAAATGCTTGGAAGATTGTAAACTTTAACGATCATTGCTACTTCTTCCAAAGGGGCTATGAGCCTTTGGTGTACAGCAACACCCTTGGGGCTGTTACCAAGATGTCCAGCCATCCTTCTTACTCAGCTACAGTTCCTTACGCTAATGAGGTTCTTGCAGCCTATGGTCGCCTTTGGGTAGCAGACACCACCTCCAATAAGACAACGGTTTATTGGTCTGACCTTCTTAATGGTCAAAAGTGGTCTGGTGGTACTAGCGGCTCTATTGATTTGACTAAGGTATGGCCTGATGGTTACGATGAGATTGTAGCCCTAGCTGCACATAACAATCTTTTGATTATCTTTGGTAAGCACAGTATTATTACTTATCAAGGGGCTGAAGCACCCGCTACAATGACACTGGATGATACTGTAGCAGGAGTTGGGTGCGTCTCAAGAGACTCAGTTCAGTACACAGGCAATGATGTTCTTTTTATGAGCTATTCGGGTCTCAAGGCTCTTGGAAGAACCATTCAAGAAAAATCACTGCCATTGAATGATCTTTCAAGAAATATTAAAACTGATATAATCGCTGCAATTAAAGCTGAAACTGGTCAAATAACGTCCGTCTATAGTCCTGAAAACTCTTTTTACAATGTATTTTTCCCAACAAGCAACACTGTCTATTGCTTTGATATCAAAGGTACGCTTGAGGATGGCTCTTATAGGGTAACACGATGGCCTACTAATAAGTTCAAATGTTTTGAAAGGTTAGTTGATGGTACTCTTTATGTGGGCACTTCAGCGGGTATTGCTAGTTATTCGGGGTACTCAGATGGCGGCGCTACTTATGTAATGCGTTACTACAGTCCAAACCTCACATTTGGAGAGCCTTCTAAACTAAAATTTCTTAAAAAGATAAAGCCTACCATTATCGGAGGGAATTCCGTTGTAGTCACTTTTAAGTGGGGATATGGGTTTAATAGCTCTTTTAAGTCTTTTGTTGTCAATCTATTAAACTTTGGTGACTTCTCACCTTATGGTATAGCACAATATGGTATTGATGAATACTCTGGTGGTATTGAATACGTTGTGCCTAACATTAATACTTCCGGTAGTGGAACTAACATTGTAGTGGGTCTTGAGGCTACTATAACAGACCAAGTGTCTTTGCAGGAATTTAACATTTACACGTTACTTGGTAGAAATTACTAAAAGAGGATCATATAGAATGCCTTCATGGAGTGAGATTTTTAGCGGTATTAGCAATAACCTAGGTGCCATAGGTCAAGGGGCAGGTCTCCTTGGTGGTGGTGCTTTGGTTAATGAAGCCTATGAAAACATTGGTAACGTAGGGCAAACTGCTTTGGAAAAGTCCAATGCACTTGCTCAACAAGCCCTTGGTCAAACACAGTTTAGACCCTTCACAGTAACCACGGGTCTTGGCAATCTTCAGGCAACCCCTGAAGGTGGCTATGGTATGACCCTTAGCCCTCAACAGCAGGCACTTCAGAATCAACTCTTCACAGGTGCCCAAGGGTTCTATGGACAAGCTACACAGCCCCTACAGCAGCGTACACAGGACGTATACAATCAACTAAGGGCAATACAAACCCCAGAGGAACAAAGACAGCGATTAGCCCTTGAGGAGCGGCTGTTGGGTCAGGGACGCCTTGGTCTCAATACGGCACAATACGGTGGAGCACCTGAGCAGTTTGCTCTTGCTAAAGCACAGGCTGAAGCGCAGAACCAAGCAGCCATTGCTGCTATGGAACAAGCACAAAGAGAGCAAGCTCAGGCTGCTGAATTGGGTAGACAGTTCCAGACTGGTGGATATCTCCCCATGAATGCTCTTATCTCAGCATACAACCCAGGTCTCCAAGGTGCTCAGTTGGCTTCTCAACTTCAGCAGGGAGGAGCTGGGTTGTTTGGTGAAGCTGCTATGGGTGGTATCAATGCCTTGCTGGCAAGCCGTCTTGCACAGGGTAACCTTGCTGGTCAGATTGGTCAGGCAACAGCAAGAGCAAGGTTCTAGTGCCCTTGGGTCGGCTATGGACAGGTTCTTTAATTGGCTTGGAGGCAGTGGCGGCGGCAGCAACAATAGCAGCTCAGGTGGGAACGCTACATCAGGCGGATCTACGTCAGGGTTTAATGTAGACGTTGCAAATCAAGCAATCCTTGACTATTTGAACCAAGGGGGTCGGTAATGGCATCAATTAGTGAATCTTTAATCCAAGGGCTTCTTCAGCCATCTCTCAACTTTCAAAATCTCCAAGAGCCCCTTGGGATGCTCTTGGGTGGTGCTGGGGCTAAGAGGGCTAAGGAGGAGAGACAAACTAATTTGTTGTCTCAAGCTATGAACGCTCCTGATATGAACGCTTTCCAGCGTCTTATTGAACAAGCTAGAAATCCTGAAGAAGTTTCTAATCTTATTCAAGCAGCCCAAGTGGGTGGAACCCTTCGATCACAACAGCAATCGTTAAACAGGGAACAAGCGCTTAGGGAGAGAGTTGCAAAAGAAGGAGCAAATCTTGGTCCAGCAGGAAGGCGATTAGCGGAAGTAGCTAATGATCTAGATTTTGATACCCTACAAACTAAATATTTGGACATTATGCAGAACTTTGGATCAAACGAAGGTCTGTTGTCTATGTATGGTATCCCTCAATCAGAGTGGTCTAAATATCAGAATATGCCAATTAAAGAACTTAGAGGTGCTTTGAGTGATTCTCAAAAGATGGGCAAAGCAACACCTAAGAACTACCAAGATCAACAAGGAAACATAGTAACTTTAGCTACTAATGAGTTTGGTCAGGTAAGAGTTGGTACTGACCAATGGGTTCCTATTGAGGAAGCAGGATTAACGCTTGCTCCTAATAGGGTTCAGACGACGAATATGAATCAATCTATTAATGATCAGATTGGTACTCAAGTTGCTGCTGATCTAGATGAAAGTAAAAAAGGAGCACAAGCAGCATCTGGGGCATA